CATTGACCGAGAATGTCACATTATTCGGCGGGGCGTAGGTGACATTATCCAGCCCTGTCAACCTATCATTGGCAGATAGGTCAGTAGCCTGGATGCCCAAACCGTATGCGCCAATGATGGCACTGCCCGTCGAAAGCCCTGCAAATGGGGCTGATACTTCCCGCTGCACCACATTGACATTAACAAGACACGTCGCGGCGCTTGTGCCCCCGGTAATGGTCTGGTTATCCGTCGGGGCCGTGCCGGTGAGAAGCTGAATCCACATCTTCGTCGGCGCGGTAATGCTATCAATCGCAAGCAGTTGTCCTGTGCCCGTTGACCAGCTTACCGGCTCTGGTTGCTGGAAGGTGCCGGTAGGGGTATCCACATCTATCTCATGGGTGATGCCTCGAAACAGTAGGCCATTGAGGCCGTACAGTGTGCTTGTAGTACCATTCCGGGTCAGGTACTTCAGCCGTTCGTACAGGTCACTGATGCTGTAGATGTCCCGATTCCACTCGGAGTAGAACGGCTCTGCCGTACCATCTCCATCCACGTCAATCAGCCGATAACCTTCCGTATTCGTAATCGTTGCCCAGCCTGCAACAGTCGCCTCGGCAGTCTGGTTGTTCAAATCACTGCCAGGATTGAGGGCTAAGACGTTCTGCCCGTACTCCGTACCGTTGATCTTGAACTCCTGATACTGTTTACCCCATTCACGGGTAACGCCAATCAGCCGCCGCCCGTCGATGTCAGCGCCGCCGCTTCGCGTCTGAATCAAGAACCGATGGGAGATACCATTGGCCAGGTCAGCGTTCAGCCCGCCGTTCGTATTCCAGAAGTCATTGGCGATCACACTGCCATTCTGTATGATCTGGATGTTCACAGCCGAGTTGGCGTAGTTGACGATACCATCCCAGCGATCTGCCCCACCATTCTGCACAATGGAACCACCATACAGATGTTCCGCTGCCACGGCGTCGATATTGAACGGCTGGTACAGTTCCACATACCTGTCTGTCCGCCGGTTGGCCGGGTTGCTGGAAATGATGTCCACCTGGTCATCCCCGATGAACTCCAAATCATCCGCCAGGTCCAGCAGCCACCGAACGAACTCAAGAACAGTAGCATACGACGGGGCTACCCCAGTGTGCCCATCGCCAATATAGCGAATGTTCCCTGTCGCCCGATCTACACTCCAATCCGCTGCTACTATCGGCATTTTTCAGCCCTCACAAATTAGTTAATCCAAGCCTGTAATTCACTATGCCAGACGTGTATGAAACAACGGAAACTCTGTATAGCACGCCAGCTTCGACTTCAATCCCGACACCTTCAAATGGCGTCGTTACCTGCTTTGCAACCAGCCATGTTGCTCCATCATCGAATGATCGTTGAAGCTCTATAGTTGCCACAAACGTACCCCATATCGACAGGTTGTATCGCTTGCGAGTAACGATTGCCTGCTCTGAACTTCCTATGTCAGAAAGCTGGCCTTCTATGGTGCTCGATACTGCCATGGTTAGGCTCCCGGTACAGAGCCAAGCATAGCGTCAACGATACTCTTTCCATCTTGTGCCTTAGCTTGGGACGCTCTCGACAACGTATCTGCCGCCTGTTGCGCCATATTAAGCTGTTGCTGTTGCTGCTCTGCCTGCTGTCGCTGCTTGCGCTGCTCCGCGACTTGTTCATCAGACAGTACAAGACTGGCCGGTGTCCCAAGCATGTCAGCGTATTCATCGACGGCCTGGTCAACATCCAGCTTATCAATAACTTCGGGCTTAACCTGGGCGAGCCCGCCAACGAACCCAACCAGCCTATCAACACCAGTAACACCAATCATCTTCTGCGCTTGCGCCATGATGCTGATGTACTCGACCTGAAGCTCGGCACCCTGTATTTCCTTAGGCGGCTCAGGAACAATCCCAGCCCTAATAGCGGTCATGAATGTCCGGTCAATAAGCGGGCCTAGAAGCTCATCGTTCAACCGCTCCATAACAGGCCCAAGCATCAGCAGTTTTTCTTCGTGCCGTTCTTCGACTTCACGGGCTGTCATCTCACGTCGATCAGACTGCGCTAGCATCAAAAACAGGTCTTCGTAGAACGCTCTGCGGATTCGCTGTTGCGTTTCATAAATGTCTTGCTGAAGTGAACGAAGGTCGAACTGGACCTGATATGCCGGATAAAAGCCAGGCTTTCCACCTACTGCATCGACAAACGTAACGCCACCAGGGAGCGTACTTGTCGCCCTGTCTTTCAGCGTCGGTGAGGCTACCATTGGCGGGTTGACTTGCTTAGCAATGCCTTTGCCTTTCTCTCGTTGCATGACTTGCAACTGTTGGCAGTCCCCCAGGGCGTCCATGCCGGGGCAACTCCCACCATAGACATCCGTTCCAAGGACATCCCATCGAGGGGCCATGACCGGGAACTCATAATACCCACTAACAGACAAGAACTTGTCGCTGTCGCTTCCCTTCTCGTAATAGACTGAACGAAACTCCATTTGCCTTCCATCGAGCCTGCTCATGTACTGGTCTGCAAGCTCATCGTCATTAGGCTCGATGGCATGAACAACATCAACCCACACATGGTAATCGCCCTTCTCGTAAAGCTCACGAGTGGCATTTGTAACCTTGCTCAAACCAAACTGACGCACAACCTGCTCGACTGTCATTGGCACGTCACGGTAAACAGTATTTACCCTTAGCCGTTCATCGGTTCCGAGCATATAGCTCCCGACAGTGAATGGGTAAGCTCTGATTACGTCGTCGAAATCTTCCTGAACGAGAATCGGACCTGTGCCGAATGTCCCAAGTTCCTTGTACTGCATATGAAGGACGTTATAAACATTGCTCCGTGCAAAAATCTCACGCAGCAATCTCTCAACAATATCGAGCCAGTTGCGGACAGGAGCAAAATCACGCATTCCTGGGTCGGGTGGGGCGAGGCGAAACCATGGACGGGCAGGTGACGTTATTCCTGCCATCATGCCAGAGCCAAGATTTCGTGCCGCCATGGTGCCAGTGCTATCGATGATGGACTTGTTGCGGCGGTTCCCTTTATTCACGTCGGTTGTAAAGAATCGGCCACGGCGGGGAAGAATGAACTGCTGAAGGTCAAGCCAATGCTGCCGCCATGATGACCGCTCACGGTCAAGGGCTGCATAGGTTTGTTCCATGTGCTCTCTGAGTGTACGCATTACGCGCCTCCGAGGATTGACTTCTTGGCCGTTCGTGCTGCTTTGGTCAGCAGTCCTTTCCCACTGGTCAAGATTGTGTCTTCCTTGCCAAATGCAGCAGCCAATCGTTTCCGCTCACGCTCGATGTTTTTCTGCACTTGCGGATCAGCCTTTGGGCTTGGCGGCGGGGGCGGTGGCGGCATGTCAGGCATCGAAGGGGTTGATATACACATGAGTTATCCTCCAAGAAGTGTTTTTCGACTAAGGCGAGTGTCGTCTTCTGCGTCAGCACCAAGTTTCTTTGCCTTGGTCAAAAGTGTTGAACTCTGGAAATTGAGTTGCTTTCCGCGACGGGGGGCAGTGCTTGTTCCTGCTGGCCTTATTCCTGGCTTCGCATCACTCACGGAGTTGAGATAGGTCTTTATGCTATCAACTTGCCATCTTGGTCGATTAAACGCTTCAGCATACCCACCAATGGCAAATCCACTATTGTCAAATTGTAATTTTGTCTGCCTTCCTCGTGGGCCATACATTGCATTTCTTGCTTTTTCCATGCTATCGACAAAATATCCACCTTCCTCTGGTTTGTATTTGCTTTTGACAAATGTAGGTGCCCTTCCCCTGGCGCTGCTTGGGACGAGATACCCACCTCGCTTCGGGTCATATTGCTTCTTTAGTGTCTCAAGAAACCTGTATCCCTGATTACGGTCAGGCTTGGTGTAGTCGATCTTGCTTCTCGTATGCCGTGGCATAGAAAAATCCCCTCAGCGATTGCTCGATGAGGGGATTATGGTTGACGCTGTATTTATCTCAGCAACAGGCTTATAAGTCGAATGGGTCAAAGTCGCTGTGCGTAACCGTCTGCGCCTTGCCTGATAGCAAATCATGCTTCCGCTTTGGTGTATCAATCAACGCCAGGACAACCGCATCGCCGTCATCCGGCGACCGGCCAAGGCGTTTGATAATGTCTTCCTTGCTTTCGATCTTGATAATCCCACCAGAGCGGTATTCCCATAGTGGTGTTGATAGGTCAGCCAGCAGCTTCGGGTCCGGCGGCAGAGCGATTCCGGTATCGTTGATCGGGTCTAGCGCCTCACGCATACGCCACCATAGCTCTGCACGCTTGTTGAGGAATTGCAACTTGCCCGTGGCAATGTCGAAAGCATAGCTTTTTTCCGCTACGTTTATCCCCTCGACGTGGACATCGTTCTGTTTGAGAGCATCATACGGGCTACTCCCGACGCCAATGATGTCGATATGCACCGGGGCCGCATTTCTTCGATAGCTGATAATTTGTCCTGCTAATGTTGGCCCATCCAGGGTTGCAGTCCCATCGAGCCTGATTAGCTGGTCAAACCACATGCCATGCCGCCTTGCAATTACCGACTTATCCCTCGCCCCTCTTGACACATCGACGCCCATGCTCGTCATGTCGCCCTTGTGCGCTTTTTCTTCCCATCGCTCCATGGCAATCTCGATCCACTTCGTCGGTATAACCTGCCATGGGTCATCCTCAAGCCCTGCCGAGAAGTCACCTTTGAGCATTTGGCTACGCAGCGGCTCAGGCATCGCCTGAAGCGTTGCGACGTATCCCGTCTGCATCAGGTAAGGGTTGTCCTTGATCTTCGCCGGTATGAATGTCCGGCTCTTTGACATCAACGGATATTCTTCCCGGTTGACGATGTTGGTCCCTGGTATCTTCTCACCCGGCTGCACTTCAATCTTGCCATCGACTCGATAGTCTTTGCCGTCAAGCGTGACATACCATAACAGCTTACCTGGCCGTTGCGGATAGTCAGGATGCTTCTTGTCAAGCCATGGCCCAAAGAACTCACGAATCCACTGGCCTTCGGCATTGGTTGGCGGGTTAAAGGTCAACAATACTTGAGTCTTCTGGTTTGGGTCTGTTGTTCGCACCCAGCCCATAAGAAACCGCGCTTGTTGTTCTAAGAAGTTGGCCGCTTCATCGAGGACGAGAAAATCCTTTGACCGTCCTTGGTGTTTTGTTTCATCTCCTGGGTTTGGTGTCGAGCCAAATACGATAGTCGGCTGTGACCCGATTGGCACACGCCACTCTCTCGTCTGTCCGTTGAAGCCGTCCCGGCTCCCGATAATCTCAGTCAGCCGCTCATAGATGCCTCCGAGTTGTGTTGCTTCCCTTCGCAGTATCGCTACCTGCTTGTGCATGGTGATTGCCTTGCCACACGCCAAGTCCGTTTTGCCACCACCTGCTGCCCCACCATATCCGAGTATGTCTGCCTCGCTGTAGTAGGCATCGGACTGCGGGCCAGGCAGAGGCACCCATGGCTTCTCGATGTACGATTCGAGGATGAGTGAATCAATGAAGTTCTTTGCTTCTTCATCACCCTCGATTTTCTTCAACAGCTTTTTAATCTCGTCGATGTCACTCATTGCGTTACCATCCTCGCCAAAAACCGATTGGCAACATCAGCCGCCTTTATCTGGCTCTGAAGTAACTCATACCTGGCGCGTTTCGTTTTCACCTGGTTGTCGATGCAAACATACAAGCAGCGACCGGCAAGCATATTGATGGTCGTGATGTCACTCGCCTGCATCTTGAACACCATACGGTCTGACACCCAGCTTCTATGCTTCGTGCTCATCGTCTTCGCCCTCATCGTTGCCCTTCTCCATCGCAGCTTTCAGGATGTGATACAGCCGTGTTGCCTTCTCGACATCGTTCATGTTTTCCAGCGTCGCTGATAGCTGGGCTATCGCCACCGGCTTGCCATCCTTGCCGGTCAACTCAGTTCGCTGCACATCCTCGAAGTCAGGCCCATCTTCGTCATGCCGCCCGAAGCTGCGAAGGGCGAAGATGACACCCTGAACGGAACCCTGCTCACGGATCAGATGATGCTCGTATGCCAGCTTTACCATATTCCGGGCGCGTTTAATTGAGTCAGCATACATCCCACCATATCGCTTGGTGTAGTCGGTTAGTGACTGCTGACTTGCAAACCCCAGATGAAGCACTAGGCCAGTCATTGTCGGCCTGAGATTTAGCTTCTTGCAGTGCCGAAAATAGTCATCAACAAGGGCATCAAACTCCTCCGGGGACTTGATTTTCCTTGGTTTCCCGTAGTGATACCCGTCACGATCAGGGTCGTAGTACGGCCACCAGGAGTCCTTGTCTTCCGGGTCTTCTACCCACTTTGGCGGGTCAACCGTCTCAGGCAGCCTGAGAGCCTTGCTGAGCCCTTTTGCCCTTTTAGCCCTAGCCTGGGGTGTCTCAAGCTGTTTCGGCCTCCCAGGGCCGCCCTCAGGCAGCCTCAGCAGGTCTTCTTTGTCGTCTTCTCGGTTTTTTCCCATGATTTCTACCTCCAAGGTTTTCGCAAAGCATAGTCCATCGCAGCAATCCAATCCCCCTTTGGCGGGGGCTTCTTCCGCTTCGTCAAATCCCGCCTGACGCCAATCCTCGCCGCTCGACATCGGATGGCGACCAGAGTGCGGTAGGGCATATATCGCTGGCAATACGCAGCCCCAAAGTCCCGATAGCACATCTCGATGACGTGATCTTCGTTCGGCGTCCAGGTGTTCCCGTCCAGGTTCAGCCGCCTGGCTCTCAGCACAATCGCTCGTTTCGTTCGGCCAGGGAGTTTTTCGATCACGGTCCTGACCCCAAAGCGATAGTGCTTTCGCAAAATCGCGTCTTCCCGTTTCGTCCAAAGTTTTCGTTTTTCGCCCTTTCGCATTTTCACTCCTGCGCGGTATCCCCCTCTCCCCAAGCGGGGGAGGGCTACCCAAAAGCCCTCCCCCCTTTAGGGGGGAGGGTCCGTGGCCCACTTCCGGCATGTTGCTGTAAGTTATTGATTTGGAAGGAAAAAGAAGTGGGCCAAGGGGCCTGCCCACTTCTAAGTGGGCCAAGCCCTGTTGGCCCACTTAAATCGTTAAAAATCAACAACTTACAAATTGCGATTTTTGCCTCAAAGTGGGCCAAGCTGTTTGGCCCACTTTTGGCCCACTTGCCCACTTTCGTAAGTTCTTGATTTTTATAGAAACAGAAAGTGGGCCAAAGTTGGCCAAGCGGTTTGGCCCACTTCTGGCCCACTTCTTTTGCCATGTTTTCAATGTAAGTGGGCCAGTCCCCTTGGCCCACTTCTGGCCCACTTCTTTTTGTCTCGCAAGCTATTGATTTATATGCAAATAACTGGGCCAACCTGTCTGCCCACTTAGGTAAAATCAACGTGAAAATAGGCGAAATGTCAAAAAACCTGTAAAAACAGCAAAAAGAAGTGGGCCAACCCCCTTGGCCCACTTTTGGCCCACTTGCCCACTTCCGTTTTTCATACGTCAAGAAGGTCATCGACATCCCCCTTTTCTTCCTCGTTTTCACTCTCGATTGCAGGAAGCAAGACATACCCGCCACCCCGCCCACCTTTCGGCGCAAGGATGACTTTTTCGGCCTCGATGAGTCTTTCCATGGACATCATGACCGCCCCCCTGGACGCCCTGAGCGGACCATTCTCCCCAGCCATTTCCTTTATCGCCCTCTTGGTCGCCGGGCCCCCGGCTCTTGCATATCTGGCTATGGCCGATAGCAGTCTGTCATCCAGCGCCTCGCGCTCTTTCTCGTCCACGTCCTGCACCCGCTGGTCGATGTCCACCAGGGCCATGACGCCGCCCGCCCCACGGCGCAGCCAGAGGCCATCTGAGCGGGCAGAGTAGTTGGTCTTGCTCACGGCCAGCTTGACGTACATTGGGGCCTCAGACGGCTTCAGGCCATGGTTCTTGGCATCGTCCGGGTGCATAGAAGCCATGTTTAGCTGGAACCGTACTGAGTCTGTCAGGGCGGAGTGTCCCCTAGCGGCGAACTGCATATCTGCGCCACCTTCCCGCATGGATGCCTTGTTGGCGTGGTGGACGGCCAGGATGGTTGCCCCGGTCTTGTCTCTAATGTGTTCCAGGGTTTCCGCGAATCGGATCATGTCCGGCCCTTCTTCGCCGCATCCGAAACGGGATAGCGGGTCAATGATGATTAGCCTGGCGTTGACGCTGCTGGCCTTGGCGATGACCTTATCGACCAGGGGCGTCATCGAGTGCCCGGCCCCGTCCCGCTGAATGAGTTGCACCGATCTGCCAACCAGGGAGACGGGGACCAGGTTGGCGATAGCGTCCCTTACCATGGCATCGCTGTCGATGGCGTCATCACTGGACGGGAACTCATCGAGCGCGGCCTTGTAGATGGCATGGAGTCGCCTATGCAGGTCGTCGTTGTCATCCTCGGCCCCAAGAACCAGAACCGGGGCCTGTTCTACGGTGGCGTCAAGGAAAGGCGTCCCCGTAGCGACAGCCCAGGCCATTTGCAGAGTCAGGATGGACTTGCCGGTCCCGCCTGGGGCGACCAACAGGCAGACCCTATTCGCCAACAGCAGCCCGTCTATGAGCCATTCGACCGGTGGGGGCTCGGTCGTCAGTATGCGCTCCATGAGTGTCGAGGGGTCGGCAGTCGTGACCTGTTGCTCGGCGTCTTCGGTGTTGATGGGGATGTATGGGCCGGGGTTATGCCAGCCCTCAAGCTGGGCCAGCTTCAGGATGGTGCCGATGGTGACAGTAGAGCGTTTCCCTGTTTCGTGGAAGGTATCCCACTTTGTTTCGCAGTCGCCAGGCTGGAACTTGGGCGAGCGGGATGACCATAGCTCCCAGAGTTCCAGTCCCTCCGGCGAGCCATCGTAATGATGATATAAGGCCATGCCGACCTTGACCCAATCATGGTAATCATCGGACGGCAAGTAGGAAAGAGCCTGGGCCAAGTCCTTGTCGCTGATGCTGTACTTGGGGGCCATCCACTCGCCAGTATGTGTACTGTCATCGTCGGCTGGCTGAGTGTCTGGCTCGATACCCTGCTCGGTGCAGAGGGAGTCGAGATAGGCGAACAGGGCATTGATTTTAGAGGCAGGGACTACAGGCAGGTCGTGAAGGGAGGTTGTGATTGGGGTCTTGTCAAGCCATTGATAGGGTTGGTTTGTTGCCGGGTGTACGCCAAAGGCGACTGTCTGTGTGCCTGTTGACCGGGCCTCGATGTGCCCTATGGAATAGGTCGCTGACTGCCTGATGGGGGAAGGTGTTTCTGCCTGATAGAACAGGGCGATTTTCGGGGGCTGGCCTATTCTGGAAAGTCCCCGGCCAAGGTGTTTCCGGCACCAGGCGACAAGGTGCTGCACGATGTCCTTGTCAGTGATGTCCATGTCAATGACCATGAGCTTTCCGCCGCGCAAGCCGACGCCATAATCGGCGTATTGCTCTGCCAGGGTAACAACAGTGTCTCTGGTCAGGTCAATGCCCGTCCACCCTTTGATGGCTGGGCGTTTGCTGTTTGGCATGATGGGGATAGGCTCATAGCCTGCTTCCAGCAGTTCGACGGCTGCTGCTCTATAGGTCGTCATGATGGCTCACCCCTTTATGATGTCTTTGGCCTTGACCTTGCCATCGGTCACTCGTTCGATGACAAAGGCGCGATTGGCGGGGATGCCCCGCGTCGCCCAGTTCTGGATGGCCTGCTGGGAGAGCGCCGGTTGCCCGGCACGGGTCAGGTGTTTGTTGATCTCATAGACCAGCTTGGCCCAGGTGCCGTGCAGGTCGAGAGCAGTCTTCAGGTACTTGTCCATTGTATAAGTCCTTGATTTTGCTTTGGGGTGCGGTTGTCTGAGGGCAATCATAGGCTGGGCGGAAGGATGTTGCAACAAAATCTTGACACAAAATGTTGACACATGGGGAAAGCTGGTCTAGGATTGACTCAACCTTGCCGAGTGGGCGGGGCAAAACAGACAAACAGAAGGACAGGAGAGCAGATATGAATGCACAAGAACTGAAAGAAATCCTTACCCTGCATGCCGCGTGGCTTGCGGAGGACGTCGAGGGAGAACAGGCTGACTTGCGTGAGGTCGACTTGCGTAGGGCCATCCTGCGCGGTGCCAACCTGAGCGGTGCCGACCTGAGCGGTGCCAACCTGCACGAGGCCAATCTGAGCGGTGCCGACCTGAGCGGTGCCAACCTGCACGAGGCCAATCTGAGCGGTGCCAACCTGAGCGGTGCCAACCTGAGCGGTGCCAACCTGCACGAGGCCAATCTGAGCGGTGCCGACTTCTTTAGGGCCAACATGCGTGGGGCCTACCTGCGAGGGGCTAACCTGCGCGATGCCTACTTGCCCAAAGCCGATCTGCGTGAAGCCAGCCTTGGCGATTCGGGGCTTCGCTGGGCTGACCTGCGTGAAGCCGACTTGCGTAAGGCCGACTTGCGTGAGGCCGATTTGCGCAATACAGACATCCGCGGAGCCTACCTGGATGGGGCCAACCTGCGCGGGGCCATTCTGCGTGGGGCAAAACAGTAAACAGTAAACAGTAAACAGTAAACAGTAAACAGTAAACAGTAAACGGGAGAGCAGACATGAGCATCCAACACCAGGACACAATCACCCGAACCGAACTCGTCGATGAAGTTGAGCGTCTTCGCAATGAAGGCGACGATACGACGGCTGACCTGTTAGAGCAGGTCATCGAAGAAGCTGACAGCGAAGTCGTTGACTTCAAGTATGACGAGCCGCTTATCCGTTACAGCTACTTTACTAAGTATTGCATTGAACTGCTGCAAGATTGCGGCGACCTCCCCTCTGACCTTCCCTGGTATATCGTCGTCGACGAAGAAGCCACTGCCGAAAACCTGAAGGCCGATTACACCGAGATTGATGTCCTTGGCGTGACCTATTATGGAAGGGCGGGGTAATGCCTGTTGATGAAAAGAAGCTGCATGACCTGGCGAAGTCTCTGCAAAGGGACTTTGACGAGTATCGTGACATCGTGCATGGCGTTTATATGCCGGTTGTGTATGCAGCAGTGAAGTATGTCAAAAAGAGAGAAAAAGACTCGTTAACATCTATAGGTGCGTATATCGAACTTAGAGATGTCGTCATGCGTCTGCTTGAAAGGGGGAAATAACAATGGACCAAACTAGGAAGGAAGCATAAGAATGGTGAAACTTTCGCTATCATGGGGGCGGGCAATGAAGCTTATTTTTACAGACAAATTCGGTAGAGCGTACATAGAGAAGGATGTAGCGTCTTTCACAAAACGCTTTGATCATAAGCGTAGGGAATATGTATCTGTGATCAGGAAGGATGGCACAGAAAAGCGATACCACAAAGAAGCATTTGTACATTTGCGAATTGAATAGAAGACGAAACAATGAGCAAAATCGACATGAGCAAAAAGTACCGTTACCGCAACGGAGAGTCCGCGCGGATTCTATGTATAGATGGCAATAATTGCAAATACCCTGTGGTTTCTATGGATAAAAATGGCTATCTTTTTACCCACACTGAGGAAGGGCTTTTCGCAAAGCAGGGCAGAGACCACCATTACGATCTTGTGGAAGATATGCCATACGCCGATTTCCAGATCGACGATCCAGTGATGGTAAAGGATAAATACCACATAAAATGGAAAAAGCGGTACTTTGCTGGGGTTGACGATAACGGCAAGCCTTTAACGTGGAACGCTGGGACTACTTCATGGACTGCGGAGCTAAAAATCACATGGGACGAGTGCCGCAGACCCACACCAGAGGAAATGGAATGATGAAACACTATGAGCCTGGTACTTATCGTTTTATCCTTGACACGATCCTATTGGAGATTGTCACGGTGTTTATCGCCTCGTTTTGGTTTGTCAATCTCGGTGGCATGCTTGCCACAGGGACAATCCCCTTCAGCTACGGTCCGGCAATTATCGCAACGATTGCCTTGGCTGTAGGGCTGATTGAATGGGGAAGGGTGTTTAAGATGCTTTGGGATGAAACCAAAGACTACCAGGACTGGCCGTTATGAAAGACAGAAGCGGAGCAAGTTTAGGGATTGATGGTGGGTTCTATAGCAAGAAGTTTCATGATCCCATGCTTAAATACAGGCAGGCTATGGATGATGCAAGTAAGTGTCCATGCTTCAAGTGCAGCAAACGTAAAGGCTGCAAAGAGGAATGTCACATCTATAGGCTGTATGCAAATCTGCCTTTCAATAAGAGCATGGATGAAGTTTATGCAATCCTGAAGGAGATCGAAAATGGAACTGAAGATTGAAATACCCAATGACAAGACAGCAGAAGAAGTCATGGGTGCCATGGCGTCTATCGACGCCTTGCTTATGCCATCAGACAAAGAAAGCCACCATTCATTTACACTTGTTGGAATGAAGGTTTTGGATGGGAAGGCGGTAGCGAAACTGAAATGCGTTGTGTGCAAAAATGAAATGCTCGTCCCCGAGGGTTACATAGTAGATACGAGAGGATGTGGAAAATGAAAAAGTACGTTTTGACTTTTGAAGTACACGAGGAAGAAGGGTACACCAAACTGAAAGTTGAGTACCCTGACGAGTCGATGGATATGCCTGACGATGCAGATACCGCTGCCATCATTCTTCTGTCAAACCTTCTTCCTTACTATAACGAGACGGTGCGTTATCATGTCCTTGAAGCTGTAAGGGCTGGTAGCGCAGCAGCACAGCTTTACAAGGAAGCTGCCAGTTACAACAAGGAAACATTGCAGTGACAATTCACCGGCCACTCGCTTTTCTGGTGCTGCTGACAATGCTGGTCATTGGCGCAGGTCAGTGTCACGCAGATGAGTGGATGGTCGGTGACACTAAAAGAGAAATTGCCTGGCAAGTAATCAATGTCGTTGATGCAGGTCAGACGTTAGACATCTCAAAGAGATGTGGGGAAAAGTATGAACTTAACCCGATTTTGGGTAGATGTCCTGATAGTAAGGTCATCGCCCAATACTTTGCGACTGCTGCCATGCTCCATTTTGGCGTGTCGCTCGCTCTACCACGGCGCTATCGCGCAAAGTGGCAAATAGGGACCATTGTTGTAAGCGGGGCGATTGTCCTGAACAACTACAGCATTGGGCTCAAGATAAATTTCTAACAGGAGAAACTAAAATGAGTATTGAACTGGACTTGAAACGTACCGCTGACGCCCTGGAAGCCATTGCGCTTCACCTCGGTCAGCTTTTGCACAAGGATTATGATGGCAGTCGTCACATGCCTGAAGAACGTCGTGAGGGGGTTGTTCATGATGCTGGTCCTGAGGCTCCTTCCGACGATGCGCCGCAACAGCAAAGAAAAAAGCGGTCAAAGAAGAAGGCGTCCAAGAAAAAAGCGGCTCGGGTATCTACTTCGGAAGAACCCAGTTTGCCGTCCGTCACTATCGAGGACGTGCGTGATGCTCTGGTCCCGCTTGAGCGTGATGAAGTCAAGCGCATCCTGGCAGAGTGCGGGGCATCTCGCCTCAGCGAACTCGAACAGGACCAGTTCGAGACGGCTATCGCATTGGCAAAACAGGCCAATGGCGATGACGACCCGTTGGCCTAAGCCATGAGTATCCCAACACATACCATGTGGGGGCCTTCGGTGGCGGCTCGGCGCATTGCTTGCGCCGGGTCGCTGAAGGCCGAGGAAGAAGTCTTGCGGAAGGCCAAGGCGAAAGAGCCTGGGTTTGTCATCACGGAATCTGTCTATGCCGTCATTGGAAGCGCAGCGCACAGGTTGGCAGAGCTATGTCTTGAGAAAGATACCGTCCTCGAAGCTGAGGATTGGGTTGGGGAACAGTTGTTTGTTCCTATGCAGGACGGGCTTGACGAGCCTATCGAGTTCGACAACGACCAGGTGGAAACCTGGGAGGATGTTTGTGACAAAGGCTATCTCGTCACAGTGGACAATGAAATGGCTCACCATGTGCAGTCGTTTGTCGAATATGTCAACGACATACGCAACCATAGCGACTGTCAATACTTTGCTACCGAGACAAGGTATTCTCTCGACCGATGGCTCCCCGGCAATCATGGAACGGCTGACGCCGTAGCAGTCGTCGGCAAAGACCTTTTCGTTATCGACTTCAAATATGGGAAAGGTGTCAAGGTCGAAGCCAAAGACAATGTGCAGGCAAAGCTATATGCTCTGGCTGTACTCGACAGGTTTGAACCGTTGTTCGACATCAAGACCGTTGTTGGTGTAATCCATCAGCCAAGGATCGACAACATCTCAAGCTGTGCCTATTTTGTCGATGACTTGTTTGCATGGGCTGATGACGTTCTTGTCCCTGCCTATCAGGCAAGTGTCTCTGACAATCCGGCACGGACACCAGGGAGCCATTGTCGGTTCTGTACGGCGCAGCCTATTTGTGGTGAAGTCAAGGACCATTTACAGACGATGATCCAGGAGGGGTTTCCTATCCTTGACGGGAAAGAGCAGGCTACCCAGAGCGAGGACGGGAAAGTCTATGTCCCACTTGACATCGCTGCACTGGCGAAAGACTGGGCCAATGCCGTCGAAGCCTATGCTGTCAAGCTGCTGGAAAGCGGGGTCGATGTGAGCGATGGCACGCAAGGATATAAGCTTGTCCATGGCCGGTCCCGTCGAGATTGGGCTGACGAAGACATCGAGCATGTGCTTGAGTCGGCTGGCATCGAGCCGTTTGTCAAGAAGATCAAGTCACCCGCCCAGGTAGAGAAGGAGCTTGGCAAGAAGACGTTTTCTTCACAGCTTGCCACGCATGTTGTGAAGAAGCCAGGGAAACCCACCCTGGCACCAGAATCCGACAAACGCCCAGCGATCAGTAGTGCTGATGCACTGGGGTTTGAGGATGAAACCGCTGGCGGCAGCCAGTAAACATCAATCAGGAGTACAGGAGAAGCAATTATGCTTATCAAAAATGTTCGTTTGTCCTATCCGTCCCTGTTTCGCCCCACATCTTTTGACGGGAAGCAGGAACCGAAATACCAGGCCCACTTTATCTTCGAGAAGGGAAGCGAGACGCACAAGGCCGTAAAGGCTGCTATAGCCAAGACCATCGAGGACAAGTGGGGCGACCGCCCTGGCGACCTGACGGCAGAGAAGATTTGCCTGAAGGACGGCAAGACCAAGGTGAACAAGGAAGGAGATTACCTTGACGGGTACGGTCCTGATGTGGTGTTTATCACTACGTCAAGCCGGAAACGCCCTGGCGTCTTCAACGTGGACCGCTCGCCGCTGACCGAGGAAGATGGCATCCCCTACGCCGGGTGCTACGTCAATGCCCAGATTGAGTTTTGGGCGCAAGACAACAAGTTCGGCAAGCGTATCAACTGCGAACTGCGAGGCGTTCAGTTTGTTCGGGATGGCGACGCCTTTGGAGGCGGTGGTCGTCCGGCAACGGCTGACGACTTTCCTGAGCTTGAGCCGTCAGACGATGGCGTGCAGGGACAGGCAAACGATGTCCCGTGGGACGACGACGAGGATGATGACCCGCTGGCATAATCAACAAGGCCCGGTAGAGATACCGGGCCTTTCTTCTTAGGAGAATAGACATGGACATTGACCTTTACAAGACGAAGATAAGCAACATGACTGACCATGAACTATACACCCATGCCCTGTTTACAATAAACAACGGGCATGACTCATGTGCATACGCCATGGCGTTGTTGGAAGAACTGATTGGACGGTTTGGCAGTATAATTGGTATGTTTGATTTTGAGGAATAACCATGCCAACACTTTTCCTTGACCTTGAAACATACAGTGAAATAAGCCTTAAAGACGTTGGCCCATACAAGTATGCCGAGCATGAAAGCACGGAGATTCTTTTGTTCGCCTACGCTATAGACGATGGCCCGGTAAGAGTGTGGGATGTCACCGATGGCAGCAAAATCCCCTCTGACCTCCGTAAAGCCTTACTTAACTATGCAACAATCAAAGTTGCTCATAACAGCAACTTTGACAGAACGGTAATTAACAACTCAGAGAAAATCGCCAGGGAGTTAAAACTGCCAAGGAGGGAAAAGTATTGTGTGCCGATAGAGCAGTGGGAAGACACTATGGTAATGGCGTACACTATCGGCATCCGTGGATCACTTGAATTGATGCTCGTTGACCTTGGCGCTGATTATGATATGCAAAAACTGAAAGACGGTAAACGTCTTGTCAGGATGTTTTGTATGCCTCAAAAGGTCACAAGGAACCAGCCGTACAAGCGCAGAGATGCGATTACTGACCCGAAAGACTGGTTTAAGTTTATCGAGTACGCCAGGCAGGATGTTGAGTCAATGCGCTGGGCGTACAGCAGGATGCCAAAACTCGTCATAAACAGAAGTACAAATACAGGCTGGTTTGAGATGCGCTTGTGGCACTTGTCCGAAGACATGAATGACCTTGGTATGCCTGTCGATGTTGAAATGGCAAAAAAGGCTGTCAGGCTTGTTGAAGATTACACTACTGAACTTGATAAGCGTATTCCTGAATTGACCAATGGTGAAGTTGACTCTCACTCAAAGCGTGATGCAGCGTTAAGGTGGGTAAAGGAGAGAGGGGTCGAACTTCCGAGCTACGGCAAGGAGGATATTGCCGAGGCGCTGAAACGAGATGATATTCCTGATGATGTAAGGGAATTGCTTGAGATAAGGAGAGAGATAGGGAGAACAAGCACAACAAAGTACACTGCGCTAATAAACGGAACATCTGACGATGGGAGGCTTAGGGGTGGGCTGCAATACTATGCAGCCACCAGAACCGGGCGCTATGGAGGCAGACGCTTTCAGCCTCAGAACCTTCCCCATCCATCTATCAAAGACACCGAAGCCGCAGCCGAAGCCATACTCAATGATAGTGTTGACCTGCTATATAACGATGTAGTTGGTGTCGCTGTAAGCTGCATCAGGGCAGCGATCAAGGCATCAGACAAACACTATTTTGCCGTGTCGGACTTATCCAACATCGAGGGGAGAATACTGCCATGGTTGGCAGGCGAAACCTGGAAGCTGGAAGCGTTCAGGAAATACGATATGGGTGAAGGACCAGACTTGTATAAAGTCGCCTACCACAAGTCATTTGGCGTTCCATTTGAAGACATTGGAAAGAGTCAGCGCCAGATTGGAAAGTACCAAGAATTGTCCCTTGGCTATGAGGGTGGTGTTGGTGCTTTCTACAAACAGGCCAAGAAGTTTGGCACATCCATGCTTGACATATATAACATGGTCATCGAGCAGGCGACAGAAGAACAGATTGAAAAGGCAGAGTATATTGTCGAGTGGCTGAGAGCAAACAATAAGGCCCTTGATGTGCTTTCTGATGAGGAAATCATCGGGGTCGATATAGTCAAACAAATGTGGAGAGCAGCGAATAGTAAAATCGTTAAACTATGGCATGACCTGGATACGATGGTAAGGTCTGCAATAGAAAACCCCGGCAAGGCGTTTGCCATACCAAACGGCAAGGTAAAGGCTTTGTGCGATGTGTATGACCCGTTTTATCTTTTGCTCATTCGCTTGCCATCAGGAAGGGTTCTATGCTACCGAAGCCCAAAGATAAACGACCAGGGGCAGATAAAATACATGAGTGTTTATCAAAACAAATGGGTGGAGTCAGACTTATACGGCGGTAAAATCGCTGAGAATGTCACACAGGCCATCGCCAGAGATGTGCTTTGTCATAATATGTTTGCGATAGCAGAGCGGTACAATATAATTTTAACTGTGCATGACGAAGTTGTTTGTGAAGTGTCTGAATCAACCCTGCCAGAAGATGCGCTATCCGGCATTAACAAAATGCTTGCATCTATTCCTCCATGGGCTGACGACGACCTACCCCTCTCCGCGAGCGGGTATACTGCAAAACGATACAAGAAGGATTAAGACAATGAGACAGTTTAACGACGTGCTTGAAAAAGATGTCGAGAGTGTATTTGTCAGGGAAGTGAAAAAACTCGGTGGCGTGGCTGAGAAGTTTCGCTCACCTGGGAAACGCAGTGTGCCGGACAGGATTGTGTTTTTCCCCGGTGGGTATATCGCATTTGTTGAGTGTAAAGCACCAGGTAAAAAACCGACAAAGAAACAACTCGAAGACCATGAAAGAAGGGCAGAAATGGGCTTTGACGTGTATGTTATAGACACAAAAGATGGTGCTGTAGAACTTGCAAAGCATCTCAGCTTTGAGGCGCAGTTTGGTGACTTCATATGACAAAGTTTGTGCCCCACAGCTACCAGGAGAAAGCGATAAAGTGGGTTCTTGAAAAAGAACGCTGTGCACTGTGGCTTGAGATGGGTCTTGGGAAAACTGTTGTTGCGCTGACTGCTATATCCGAATTGCTTGACATGGCCGAAGTCAGACGGGTGTTGATTGTCGCTCCACTTCGTGTCGCCAAGGTTGTATGGCCTTTAGAGATAGAAAAGTGGGACCATACAAAATGGCTCAATTACTCGTTGATACTCGGTAGTAAGGAAAAAAGAGAAAGGGCGGTAAAGAGCAGCGCCCCTATTCATATTATCAACTTCGACAACATTGTCTGGCTTGTAAAGCATGTTTTAGGCAAGACAAAAGGCAAATGGCCGTATGATATGGTTGTGATAGACGAGTCTAGTTTTATTAAGCATCAAAGCAGTAAGCGGTTTAAGGCCATTAGGCACATCAGCCCAGCAGTAAAAAGAATCGTTGAACTGACAGGCTCGCCAGCGGACAACGGGCTTCTTGATTTGTGGTCGCAGATTTATGTACTCGATTTTGGTAAGCGTCTTGGGAATACGCAAAAGGCCATGCGCGATAGGTGGTTTGAGCCTGAAAGCGTAAATGAATATGGGACAGTGTGGCGACCAAAAGAGTGTGCGTCTGGGCAAATACATAGAGCCGTGAGTGACATTGCTCTGTCAATGTCTGCGAAAGACTACCTTGATATGCCGCCGCTGATTGAAAACCCTGTCATTGTCAGACTCCCAGACAGCGCCTATAGGGTGTATGAAAAGATGGAAAGGGATATGTGGCTTGAGCTTGGTGACAAGTTCATCGAGGCAGTCAATGGCGGTGTGCTAACGATGAAGTGCCGCCAGGTGAGCAATGGGTTTATATATGACGAAGACAAATACGCAGAACAGATACATACTGCCAAGCTGGACGCCCTGGAAGAAGTGATAAATGAAGCGGTTGGCGAGCCTGTACTTGTCGCCTACCAGTTTGAAGAAGACATAAAGGCCATAACGTCCAGGTTCAAAAATGCTGTCGTCATGGACAAGGAAGGCAAAGCTGTCGAGAAGTGGAACAATGGCGAGATTGGTATTTTGCTCGCGCATCCAAAGAGTGCTGGGCATGGTCTTAACCTTCAACACGGCGGCAACATCATTGCCATGTACGGGCTCGATTGGAGTTTGCAGTTGTATGAGCAGTTTGTAGCCAGGTTGCATAGACAGGGGCAAGAGAAGCCCGTCATCGTCAACCTGATACTAGGCGAGGGGACGATTGATGAACTCATTTGGATGCGTGTACAAGCCAAGAGAGATACGCAGTCAACCCTCAAAGACATGGTAAAGTTGTACCAAACAACAAAATACAAGAGGCAAAGAAAATGAACAGTATTTATTCAATCCCTGAGCAGGCTATTGACGTTATGATCAGGAAGTGTGCTGGTGAGATGAACTTCCTTGGCACGATGGTCCCATCGATCAACGCCCCACTACCCATGGCAGACATGCTGCGTGGAAAGCTGCTTGAGTCTGGTGCGCCGTTTGTTGCAATCTATTGGGATGAGCCCGATGGTCGTGTGTTTGTTCTGATGTCAGACGAGAACGGTCAGGACGTAAGCGAGATCGCACGGTGTTACAACGGCAAAGGTGACAAACATACTGCCATGTTCAAGACGCCACCCCAGCGTGAAATGGTTGGCGAGTTCATCCCTGTTGAACTCGAACTGCCACCTGATGGAGAGAAGGTCATTGCTTTAACTGAGGCCGAAGATGGGGAGACAAATGTACGGGAAGCTACGCACAATGAGAACGGCGATTTTGACATTCCTGATGTCGTCGCCTGGGCGTGGATGCCTGAACTCCCTGGGGCTGGGGGTGTGTAATGAACAGAATTACCTACAAACAGTTATCAAAATTGCCAGACAGTATATCAAAAAAGATAGAAATAACTGATGACGGGTGTTGGGTATGGCTTGGGGAGAAAAATAGAAACGGGTACGGTAGAGTGTGGTTGTATGGTGTTCGCCACATGACACATAGACTTGTTTACAAAATGCTAAGGTCTGATATTAGGTCTGAGATTGTGCTTGACCATCTATGTCGAAACCGGGCTTGCTGCAATCCAGCGCATCTGTCCCCTGTTACCCCAAGGGAAAATGTGCATCGTGGCAAAGCCGTACTATTTCGCCGTGGTTGACATGCAAGCCTACTACAACGAGTTTGACCAATTTGCAGCCACTTGGCTAATGAATCTTGCCAAGGCCAATAAGATCATGCCTGGCATAGTCGATCATAGAAGCATACTCGACCTTGAGCCTAATTCACTGATCCCGGCAATGCAAATGTTTGGCGTTATACGGGCACACTTCTTTGCCGGGATTGGTGGATGGGATTTGGCGCTACAACTTGCTGGGTGGCCTGACGATGTTGAAGTCTGGACGGCATCCTTGCCATGTCAGCCTTTTTCTGTCGCAGGTAAACAAAAAGGGGAGAGTGATGAAAGACACCTCTGGCCTGTATTCAGGAATCTCGTTGATGAGTGCAGACCTTCAGTTATCTTTGGAGAGCAGGTTGCGAGTCCTGCTGGAAGGGCTTGGCTCTCCTCTGTACGTTCTGACCTGGAAGAAATGGGATATGCCGTTGGGGCCGCCGATCTGTGCGCTGCGGGCGTCGGTGCGCCGCATATCAGACAGAGATTGTATTGGGGAGCGGTCAGGGTGGGTTACTCCAACAGCACAGGATGCGGTGAGGGGAATCAAGCCGCCGAGGCCTCACGATACCGGGGTTCCATTGACACAGCAAATTGGGATGATCTCGAGTGGGTCGAATGCGCAGACGGAAAAATCCGGCCAACTAAACCCGGCATTTTCCCGGTGGCTGATGGGGTTCCCGGACGAGTGGGACGAATACGCGCCTACGGAAACGCCATCGTCCCGCAGGTAGCGGCCATCTTTATAAGGCAAACGATGAAGTTCTTGACAAGCGAAGAAGGA